CCAGTATAAATTCTATGTTTGCTACGATCACCAACATATTCTTTATTGGCAAAAATCTTTTCGAAAAGGTTTTTAATTTTTTTACTCATGATATTTTCCTAATAAAATTTTATTTATTTAGACAAAAAATGGTGCTCCCGGTGAGAGTCGAACTCACAACACTTGGTTCCTAAGACCAATGCCTCTGCCAGTTGGGCTACAGGAGCATAATAAATTCGCACCGAAGCGGAGATGGTTCTAATGAGTCATATGACCTCTCATATGCCATTACGTCACTTTAAACGTTCAAACTCTAACGTACTTCGGTGCTAACCGAATGCGATACTGGTCGTCGCATTCGGTGTTTTGGTGCCCTCGGTCGGAGTTGAACCGACAACATGCTGATTTTGAGTCAGCCTCCTCTGCCAATTGGGATACAAGGGCAAAACTGGAGCGGACGATGGGGATCGAACCCACGACATTCACGTTGGCAACGTGACGCACTACCGCTGTGCTACATCCGCAATACTGGAGCGTGGTACGAGAATCAAACTCGTTTCATCGGCTTGGAAGGCCGAGGCACAATCAATATACCAACCACGCAATTTGGTGGGAGCGGCTGGAGTCGAACCAGCATTGTTTACCACACGGGATCCGATTTACAGTCGAATGGCACACACACCATAGTACCAACGCTCCCAAATTCATTATTTACATGGTACTATATCTTGTTAGGTAAGTCAAGAACTATTTCTAGTTCTTGATTACCACTGGTGCCTTCCACCCTCCAAGAAATTGAATCCAATTCTTATCATCAATTTGTATTGGAAACTTCTTGCGAACAGCAAGAAGATCATAATAGCTTGGCCTGTAGGGCTTACGCTTTGGTACCCATTTACCTACAGGGGAACTATCGCCCTTTAATAGATTACAGGTGCTGCAAGCTGAAACAAGATTATTCCAAGAATAGATTCCACCTTTACTCTTTGGAACAACGTGATCAAACGTGATGCATTTTAGCGTTAGAGGAGTTTCGCAGTATGCACATAGACCATGATCACGATAGTATAGACCTTCCGCACCAAGCTTTACACGTTCCTTGACACGCTTGGTATCAAGGCGAGCAATTACTGACGGCCACTTCATATTCAGACTTGGCGTGAGGATCTTGCGATCATGCTCATACACAAGTTGACAAGTGCCATTGAATAGCCGTGTCACCGCATCCTCTACTGGAATTGTATGCAGAGGAAACAATGATATTGGATGATAGTCAGCATTTAGCACGAGCGTTCTAAGACCAATAGACATGTTGCCTCCTTTCAATTTACTTAGTGAATAGTGTGACCTTCTTTATTTGAAATATTGCTCATCATATCAGTATACTCGTCATTCTGTGTGTTGTCAAAGCTATTTAATAGCATGATCTGCATAAGAGACTCGGCCTCTTTACGAAGTCTTTTCGGAAGACCATCAAGAAATACATATAATTCCGAAGAATCATCTAGCTCCCATAGAATATCACATAGCGACTTTTGCATACCATTAAGATTATGAATTTTCATAGAACACTTTCCTTTCATGATTAAAGTTGCTAGTGGTTTGTAGTGGTCCGTGTGATAGGATTTGAACCTACGACCCTCTGCTCCCAAAGCAGATGCGCTAGCCAGACTGCGCTACACACGGGTTGAATGGTAGTCCCTAAAGGATTCGAACCTTTATCTCTCGGTCCGTAGCCGAGTGTTCTGTCCAGTTATACTAAGAGACTATAAATGGAGGGCCCTCGGGGAGTCGAACCCCGAACCCACAACTTAAAAGGATGCTGCTCTGCCAATTGAGCTAAGGGCCCGTTAGGTTTATTGGCAGCATGATCACACCCTATGAGTTTTAGTGTGGGTTTAGATTTGGTGGCCGCAACTGGAGTCGAACCAGCAACCTATCGCTTATCGGGCGATTGCTCTACGCTATTGAGCTATGCGGCCTTAATGGCGCGAATGACGGGACTTGAACCCGCGACCTCCGACGTGACAGGCCGGCGCTCTAGACCGACTGAGCTACATCCGCATGAAATGGTGCCCACAGAGAGGATTGAACTCCCGACCTTCGGTTTACAAAACCGCTGCACTACCGCTGTGCTATATGGGCGTTATGTTGACTGGTGGTGGACCGACCAGGACTTGAACCTGGAACCACACCGTTATGAGCGGCGCGCTCTAACCAAATTGAGCTATCAGTCCGTATTTGGTGGCCCCGCCAGGATTCGAACCTGGACTGCTCTCTAATCTGGAGACAATGCCGAGTATAAGCCGGGTGTTCTACCTTTAAACTACAGGGCCGTATTAATGCCTTCACATGAAATGGCTCCCCCGGTTCGATTCGAACGAACGACATTTCGCTTAACAGGCGAATGCAACTACCGCTGTGCTACAGGGGAATACATGGCGCTCCTGGCAGGATTCGAACCCACAACCTTCTCGGTAGAAACGAGCAGCTCTTATCCGTTGAGCTACAGGAGCATATTCAATTGTCAAACAACATCTGAAGTATACAATGACATGCTGGGCAATTCAAGGACTATTTTTGGCACCGGGTGTAGGAATCGAACCCACCTCTTTGGTTTTGGAGACCAAGGCCCAGCCACTAGACCAACCCGATAAATGGCTGCCCCTCATGGATTCGAACCACAATAAGCGGAGTCAAAGGCCGCTGTCCTACCGTTAGACGAAGGGGCAATAAATACTAATATGAATTACTACATTTATATCATATCATCAAAGAACTCGCCAGTCAAGATTGGAATTACTCATGATTGCGAAGAAAGACTTCGCAATCTACAGACTGGACATAGCGAGAAGCTTACAATCCAACACCGCGAACTTGTTGACAAGAAAAAAGCAAGATTGTTGGAACAAATATTACACAGGCAATTGAATTACAAACGCACACATGGCGAATGGTTTGATATATCTATTGAAGATGCAATCAAACAATTGCAATGGTGCATAATTCGTTTTGAAGATGATCCATTATTGGAATACAAATTCAAAAACAATCTCATTAGAGATTGATGGGGAGACTAGAGGGAATTGAACCCTCACCTACGGAATCACAATCCGCCATCCTAAACCACTAGACGATAGCCTCCATCAACTGGTACTCCCAATGGGGTTCGAGCCCATGTTTTTGCCGTAAAAGGGCAATGTCCTAGATTTCTAGACGATAGGAGTATATTGGTGGACCCTGGGAGAGTCGAACTCCCGATTTCGGTATGCAAAACCGACGTGTTCCCACTAGCACTAAGGGCCCTGGTTCATACTGGTGGGTCGTGACGGGATTGAACCGCCGACATTCTGCGTGTAAAACAGACGCTCTACCGCTGAGCTAACGACCCGTAACATCTTCATGATATGAATAGGCTATGTTCTAGCATATCAGCGCGCCGCGCCGAATTTACAGAGTGATCAAGATATTGGTAGGGCGTAGGGGATTCGAACCCCTGTAAGCGGATTGAAAGCCCGCGATCCTAGGCCTCTAGACGAACGCCCCATAATGTGGCGGAAGCGGTGAGATTCGAACTCACGGAACCCATAGGTTCTTCAGTTTTCAAGACTGATGGATTAAACCACTCTCCCACACTTCCTAATGATTACTAGGACTCCACAAATGTCGGTGCCACCGCTCATTTGCGACTTCATTGGATTGCGCGACCCAACTAACTTGCCTCCACCTGGCTAGGCTTCATGGGCAAGCATCCTAGGGCATCACTTGATGATGATGCCAATCTGGTTGCAGAGACAGGACTTGCACCTGTGGCCTTCTGGGTATGAGCCAGACGAGCTGCTTCTGCTCCACTCTGCGTTATTCTGATGTTTTCTAGTGTGCATGGGTCAACAAATATTGTCTCTCTCCTCTACTAAGGAAATTGGTAACAATTGTTTCGCCGTAGTAGCGACCGCACGCCCGCGTTAGCGGTAGCGCCTCATGCACACTAGAAAACATCAGATTTTAATCTGATTTTTTTTGACCCGATTTTTACTCGCTGCGTTCTCGCCGCAGCTTTCATCCTCGGTTCCGACCGTTCGCCCTAATCTAGTGCAGGGCACGCCCTCGTTGCGTTTATCAAGTACCAGATACTATCTGGCACTCATCACTTTGTCAACAAAAAAGCCCTCTTGGAGAGGGCTTGTCTTGTGTAACGAAAAGATAATCTCGTTTACAAGACAAGCTTCTTTGCTTGAATGGATATCCATTCCGATTTTGACGTTGTGCGAAATGTATTTTGTTTATGTGTTTTGTTTTTCATGTCTCTATTTAGTGGCTTGTTTTATTGTTTTCAATGAACCACAAGAACTCATGCCAGAGTTCAAAGTTGGAAATGTTAGCCTGCTCGTCAAGCCATTGCTCATATCCTTTCCAAAGGGTAGGATCGGCCACAGCTTCATCAAAAGAAGACTGCACTTTGTCCGGGTTCATCATTACCTCATCAATCAACTTACATTCTTAGTATATGAGGGAACGAATGCTTTGTCAAGAACTAAAATTATGCAACAAAATCAATGACTTAGCAAAAAGGGGTGCTTTTGGCACCCCTTCTACTAGTCGCGGCGAGTTAACGTATGATATGGAAATTTTTCCAGAAAATCATTGCGATACTCTCTTCGGTAATAATGACTTAGCTCTAATGATATTGCCTTTTGGGCACGACGCTTATTTGCTTCTTCCATAAATTTCAAAAACTTTAGACCATATTCTTTGGTCTTGTTTCCTACTTTTTTTATCCAACATAGCTTCATTTGCTTACTCCTTGTACATGGAGTGAACAACGTTACGATAATTTAGAACCTGCTTGTTGAAGACATTCTCATAGAGACCAAAGAAATTGTCCGTGTGTTTGTTGACAAGACCAAACATCTTTGTGGCCATATCAATCTGGATGTCTGTTACATCCAGCGCAATTTTCTTCATCTTATGTGATAATGCATCAACAGTCTTCTTGTTTTCGTCCAAACCGGGTGTAAAAAACTTGGTTAGATATTGATTTTCTTCTAGAGTCCAGGGCCACATTGTGCACCTCCATTGTTCGTCGCTCACAGTTGAGCCGACATCCATACTATATATGATTCTTGTGTGCAATGCAACATGAATTCTGTATGACAACTTGTCGCATGTCATCGAACGACGACATTTTGCTTTGTCTCCGAGCGACGACTTTATACACTAAATGATTTTCCACAACCACAACTGGATTTTTGTTGTGGATTTTTTAGTTTCAAAGCACTACCTGCCAATGATTGCTCATAATCCAACTCTGTTCCCGCAACATAAAAAACACTCATACTATCTACAACAAATTTGTATTCATTCAAGCTTATGATAAAATCATCTTTTTCTATTTGTTGTTCATCTACAAACTGATAATCGTAGACAAAGCCAGAGCATCCGCCACCTTTGACTTGTAACTTGACTGCTGGTTTTTGATGCTCTTTGCAAATGGAGCGAATGTATTCTTGTGCGTTAGGAGTTAGAGAGAACATTTTTACTTCTATAATTTTCTATTGCTGTCTTGACGGCATCTTCAGCCAAAACACTACAATGTATTTTTACTGGCGGAAGTGCAAGATGTTGTGCAATTTGAGTATTTTTTATAGTTGATGCTTGGTCAAGAGATTTACCTTTTAGCCATTCTGTTATGTAACTTGAGCTTGCTATGGCAGAACCGCAACCGAAAGTTTTAAAGACCGCCGTATCAATTATTCCGTTTTCGTCTACTTTGATTTGCAGTTTCATCACATCGCCACAAGCAGGTGCTCCAACAAGACCTGTACCTACAGATTTATCTTTTGGGTCAAGAGAGCCAATGTTGCGTGGATTCTCAAAATGATCTATTACCTTGTCGCTATACATTTTTAAACTCGGTCATGTAACTATCGTCCGTTAGCATTTTATTTGCATTCTCTACAGAATAGATAGAAAGATCTATTTCGTATCCTGGGTTTTTAGTTATTGGGTCTTTAACCCAAGCGTTGTCGTGCCAAATAACTCTATTGTTAGGATATATGTAATAATTACCTTCATCCATTTGAAATAGATGACCGCATTTATGTTCTGGTGTCTCAGAAAAATTAGTATCTAGCATTGCTTTATTTTCAAAGGCCCAATCTAAAGTAAACAAATATATACCCTCTCTTTTTTCTCCGCTTGGAGTAACAAGTTTAGCCCTAAGTCTATTTAATCTAGCTCGCACCTGAACATCTACATATGAGCTAAAACAATCCCAATAAACATGTTCATGTAAAGGTCTAATAGGCGCGTCACGTTTCCAACAAAATGCCGTTATAGGTCGTCTAGTCCAATTTACTCCATTTTCTAAAAATGCTTCAAATAAAGGAACTCTTCGCTCTATAGATGCCACACTATGAACATCACAAAAAGAATATTCGCCATGACCTTGCTTATGATTGAAAAGATATTCATTTCTAATGAAGCAAGTTATTGTTGGAATGTTGTGATTCAAAAAACTCATTTATATTTATCCTATTCACTATTAATTACAAATTATTTTATAATCTTACTTATTTTTATAAAAATGTCAAGGAAGATTATGATATGAGTCCTTGAGCATCTTCGAAAAGCCTGGATGCAAGTTCTTGGGCATTTCATTTTTGTCAAACCAATCAAATCTATCATTTTCATAGTTTAGATTTGGCATGAACTCGGATTGTTTTGGAATCTTGCATAGAAATGTATGATACTGAAAATTGGGTTTACTATAGTCCGTATGGATGTGCTTGAGCTGATCTCTGGTGATCTCACATCCGATCTCTTCACCAACTTCACGAACGACTGTATCCATGAGATCCTTGTCGTTCGTGTCAGCCGATCCGCCTACTGGTGAATATGTATGTGGACAATCGCAATCTTTGCTTCTCTTGGCAATACCATACTTGCCTGTGTCCTGTGCGTGGAACAATGCGCCAGCTGCTTGTCTTTCATTATCCTGTTCGCGTAAAAAAGACCTAAGTGTTTTCATATTTTCCTCTTGACAAACACTTGACAGAACACTATATTTATAGTGTTGCCGTTGAATTAATTTCACCAGATTTTTTTGTAAGTAAAATCACCTAGATATTTATCTTTAAGATAATTGTTGATTTTTTTGATTTTAACCAATCTTGGGAAAGCATACAAGAAAGTGTAGAAAATTCCATATCTTGTATGTGTATCAATTTACAATCATGATATTGATCGTAATTTTCAATTAGTTGTGTGGAAAGAGAACTATGACAAAGAAGAGCTACGTTCATCTGATTTGATCTGAATAAATTTGTTTTTAATTTTGCCAAGAAAAAATAAACAAACTAATTGATAAAATACTTACGACTCCAAATATCATTTCTATTATAAGATCCATGTTTCATCAACAATTCTGAAAAATTTTTATGAGCCCAAACAACTTGCTTTACATAATCTTCATATATTTTTGAATTTTTATTTTTCATTATGAAGCTATCTCGTAATGATAAAATATTATTACTTTTCTGAGATTTAAATCTTAGAGAGTTTTTTACATTATTGTAAATTATCTTCTTAATTATTTCATGATAATACTTAGAACTAAAAAATATGTCATTAGTTATTATTTTTTTTGACAACACATTTTCATTGTAAAAATTAGATAACAAATGTAGTTGTTTAGATAATATCTTAGGCATGTCAGGTGTCCAATAAAAAAATTCTCGATTTATATCATTATATTCTTTACATAATGGATAGTTTCCATAATCAGAGACTGCAAGAGCATTAAAAGATAAAAAATGTTTAGAATCATTAATAGAAAAATTGGGTTTATAATCATTAATAGAAAAATTGGGTTTATCGATACCAAATATTATTGATTTTTTCTTTTTGTTATTATCAAAGTTTAACAATGATGATGTTTCCCACCATCTATAATGTATACTAAAATGTGTGTCAACAACTATGTATTTTTTATCAATGTCATTGTACGACACAAATTTCTCTGGAGTATCAAATAATTTTGAATAATCGTGGTAAGTTATTTTAGTGTTTTTCAAATTCATCATCTGTAAAGTAGGAATACAGTTATGGTAAATTTCGCCGTTATGATTTTCGTCTGATCCATAATATGAATCTTGAGAGAACGCACCAACCATGATGATTTCGTCAATATGAATATTGTTATAGTAAAAAGCTTCAAGCATATTTGTTGAATCAATACCGCCAGAATATGCTAATATCAAATATTCGTATTTGTCTCGTAGCTGTTGGGCTCTCAATTTGTATAATTCAGACAATGTCTCCTTGGGTTCTATTTTCCAATCAAACTCAAGAAATTCTTTGTCGTAAAAATATAAAGAAATTTCGTTCTTTGAACGAAGTGCATCAAACTTGGAATAATATTTTTGTCCTAATTGATCATAATAAAAATATTCCATATCTTTTTCCTTGATAAGTACTTGATAGCACTGTATATTTATATTGTTGTCGTTGAATGAATTATTATTCAAATAAAAACATTGATAAATAATTTTCTTGTATAGTTTAATAAACTTTAACTTGTATTAGGAATTACTTCTTGTTGAAAAATAAGTAAAAATTACAACGACAATAATTTTTCAAAATATGCGTTGTCTAAATTCTCTATAATTTTTTCAACTTTTAATGTACGAAAAAATCTTTTTGTATTTGTTATGATTTCATCATGCGAAAATCCAAGATTGATAAGACCATTATAATAAAATGCGCCATGTGTATCTTTTTTTTCCGTAACTGAATATAGTTTTCGAGAAAGACTGTAGCACCAATCGGAATTTAGATCTTCATTCTTGTATTTCCAAGCAAAATGACCATCATTTTTTAACTCAAACTCCATATCATAATTTTTCCAAGTTAGATCAAATTCACTTCGATATAATTTAAATTGAGTTATTTCCGGAGGCATTACTCCAAAGTGAGAGAAAATATTATCGTTAAGTGGATTATCATTTGATACTACCCATTTACTGAAATTGATCAAACTTTGTTTTGTATCGGATGGTAATCCAAGTATCCATCCGGATCCCAAAACAACATTTTTGAATTCATTTAGTTTGAGTTTTTGTAAAAACTCAATTTGTTTATATGGATCTAGTCCTTTTCCTATAAGTTTGGCTGCATTTCTATTAATTGTTTCTATACCAAATATTATTGCTGTAGCTCCCGATTCTTTCAATATTTCAGCAGTATGCGGAAATCTATAAATCAAATCAAGTCTCATATATACGCTAAATGATATTTTAAAGGGTAACTTTGAATACACTTTTTCATATAAATCTTGAATTTTTTCACATGAATCATTGTATGTATCATCAGTAAAAGTATAATTTGTAATTCCAAAATTTTCATAGTTATAAATAAATTCTTCTTTTAGAATATCATAATTTTTTATCCAATCACCTTTTGTTTTTCCATTTAATGGAAAAGAACAAAATTTGCATTTGAATATGCATCCTCTACTTATTTCCGCTGCTAGCGTTCTACAATTTAAAACATCATTTTTTAGATAATTTATTTTACTACAATGAAAATTTTTATATTCCCTATTGTAAATTATTTTATTTGATGGTAAAATATTTTTCGCAAGATTTTTAGTAAAATCTACAATTTGTTCATCAGTATATCCTCTAAATTGATAAAAATTTAAATAGTCTAGTGAAAATAATTTTGCACCACCTAAAATAAATTGTATTTTATAATTTAGCGTTTTTGCATATTCAATGAATTTTTTTAGTTCAATATCAAAATTTGGATTATTTTTTTTATAAAAATCAACTTGTGTTTGTGAATCAAAATATTTGTAATCAAAAATATGATTTAAAAAATTTACGCTAAATCCAATCCACAAAGTATCTTTATCAACAAATTTATCTAGAATAGTTTCGTGTAGTTTTGTAAATGTTTTCAACTTGCAAATGTCTACAACTTGCACAGTAAATCCATTTTCTCTAAGCTGAGTTGCTATTCTATACGGACCTGCAGAAATTAGTCTAAACGGGCATTCAGTATTACCTGAAAAAATAAGACAATTTACACCCATTTTTTGTATATCTTGATTGACGAAAAAAGAAATAATAACACAATAAACAATATAATATTTATTTCACTATTCCAAAATATGTCAAGATTACCTTTAGACATCATCATTGCTCGTCTAAATTGTTCTTCAATCATTGGAGTCAATAAAAATCCCATAATTATTGGAACACAATCAAGATTATTGCTTATCATAAACCAACCAAATAAACCAAAAAATAAAATCAAAAGTATTTCAAAATAAGATTGATTTATATTGAACACTCCAAACAAACAAGCAAATAGTATAATGAACTTGAAATATTTTTTAGGTATAGATAATACTTTTATCCATATTGAAACAAGAGGAATGTTCAATAATAATAAAAATATATTTCCTAAAATCATTGATGAAATCAATATCAAAAATAGATCATTACTTTGGGATGCAAATTTAGGACCAGGAACCAAACCATATACTGTTAGTGCACCTAATATCATTGCGGTTGACGCATTTATTGGAATACCTAAAGACAAAGTAGGTATTAGACTTGATTGAGAACTAGCATTATTTGCTGATTCAGGACCGGCAACACCCTCAATAGCACCACTACCAAATTCTTTTTTATATTTGCTAAATTTTTTTTCAAAAAAATATGAAACAAAAGATGATAGAAGAGTTCCTCCAGGAAAAAGACCTAAAAAAATACCAAAAATAGTTCCTCTAAAAGTTGGAAAAATACTTCTTTTTATTTCTTCTTTAGTGGGATACATTGTATGTATTTTTTCAATAACTTGATGACTATTTACTTGTGAAGTCGATCTAAAAACTTCAGACAATCCAAAAATACCAATCGAAACTATTGCAATTCCAACACCATCATATAAACTTAGAATATTGAATGTGAATCTTTGCGTGCCAATTATTGGATCTAATCCGATCAATCCAATTAGAGAACCGATACATAATAATCCTATTTTCATAAAATGATTATTATCATTAGACAAAAATATTGATGCTATCAGCCCTACAACACCCAAGTAGACGTATTCGGCTGGACCTAATTTTAGAGAAAACTCCGAGAAATACACGACAAAAAAATAAATTATAAAAGTTGTGAATATTCCCGCAAAAAAACTACTAATTGCTGCTATTGTTAGCGCAGATCCTGCTTTTCCTTTTTTGGCTAACAAATTACCTTCAATAATTGTTGGCACGGAAGTTATCTCTCCGGCAACTTTCATTAGAATAGCAGTTGTTGATCCACCATACTGTGATCCATAATAAATTCCTATCATCATTATTATGGATTGTGGTGCTGGTATGTAAAAAGTTGTTGGTAAAAGTAGTGCTAAAGCTGTACTGGGACCAATACCGGGAATAACACCAATCAAAGTACCTATCAAAACGCCAATGGCGCAATATACTACATTTGATAGTGTATAAAATTGTCCAAAATGATCAAGTATTTCTAAAACCATAAAAATAAGATATTCCCATGAATAAAACTCCAACGTATATGTTGAACAAATAAGTAAATATACAAAAACAAGAAATACTCATAATAATCCAAAATAAAACATTTTTGTCGATATAAAAAGGAGGATTATCCTTTTTTAGTAAAATTATTCCACAAATGCAAAGTATTGAAGAGATAATTGTTGGAAAAAAACCCGGTTTTATTTTTGATATAGATCCAAAATCATGTTGAAGAGATAAAAAAAGAAATGTGCTTCCTATGAAGAGAAAGCACATTCCAACTAAAGATAACCTCATTTTTTATTGCTAAATTGCTGAATTTGCGAGTTGAAAAAAATAATTGGATTTTCTTCAATCTTTTCGTATCCGTATTTCTTGTATTCTTCATCTGTCATCAATGCATCAATCGATTTTTTAATCAAACTTACTTGCTGATCAATCAAACCAACATGAAATAGGCCAAACCAAGTTGTTAAATCATAATCAAAACCTTTCTCTTTGAGAGATACGATTTCAGGTAAAGCATAAAATCTTTTTTTGTCAAGAACAAGAATTGCTTTAGCTTTACCAGAAGAAACAAATGCATTATATGCACCATATGTATTTCCATATGCGTTTATTCTACCAGCCAATAAATCTGGAATAGCAAAACTAGAACTTCTATATGTGACTAAATTACAATTTTTGAAAACTTTCAAAATGTTACATAGATAATCGTATATATTGTAAGATCCTGTTCCTGGCGAATTTGCGCCAAAAACAATATCTTTAGTTTGTGATAATAAAATCATTTCATCAATACTATTGACAGATAAACTTGTAAACAAAATTTGAGGACCTTCACCTATAAAGTAGATAGGTTTTGCAACTTTTGTTAAATTTTTTGGATAACCATCAGAGGCATATTTTTTGTTCTCGATAATTGGATTTCCAGTTAGCAACAAAGCTTTTTTTTGATCAATAAAATAGCTTAGAGCAATATTTGAAGCGCCTCCTGTTTTGTTTATGACATCAACTTTCAAAACTGATTCATCAATTGCATTGGAAATTCTTCTAGCAAGAAGATCAAAACCACCGCCAGCACCATAAGGAACTATCAACTCAATTTTTTCTTTTGAATATGCAAAAGACGAACATAAAATTACAAACAAAAATGATAAAATTCTAATCATATCTAACTCACTCCTTATTTTTCATAATCCATTTTATTTCATTTAAAAGTGCCCTTTAAGGGAATCGTGTCTCATGACTATTTACTAAACGGTTTCTTTTAATCCACTCACCAAAAATTTGAACTTGATATTCCAGCGGACTAATAGCATTAGAGTAAGGTACATATGGGATAATTTGTTTTTCGCTAGCTTTTACATCTTCTATAAAAACATCCTCTACTTTGTTAAAAATTTCTCTTTCTTCTTGTGATATCCTGGGGTTAAAATAAATTTGAGTCATCCAACTATACCCCCACTCAGTATTTTTATTTTTAGGAAAAATTGAATTTATTGATAGACAGCCAGGTGTCCATTCAACAAATATGTAGGGAAACACATAGACCCAAAAACCAGTGTGTTGTTTCTGAAATATCCAACCATCTCCATTATCTAAAAAAATATTATTTGGATCGTATTGAGTATACAGCCAAGAATGAATGCCATCTTTATGAACATGAAGAAGATCTGCTTCAATCTCAGTCAACCACAACCAATTGCCTTCACTCTTGCCAGTATAGCTATGACTATATTCAAGATTGGTTTCATTTGAAATACAGTCGACCCATTCGTGTTTTGGCTCGACAAAGTTTTTGAAAACAATACCAGATTTTCCTAAGTCGTAGCTTTGACAGTTAAGTTTATATTGATGCTGATTAATTGGCCTGCCATTATTGTCGTATTGAAACCCATGCAATTTGCAGGTAATATTGTCTGTGGGTCCTAACTGATCTCCAATAGGATAAAACCTGTGGGGGCATGTCCTATTAAATAGATTTACCTTTTCATTTGATTGCGACATTATGTATTCGTATCCAATAAATGGTCTGTTTTTACAAGCAGACACATGTCCTATAACCTTAGGAGGATTTTTAAACATTATCATAACTCATTTTTTTCCACAAATTATTTAGCTTTCCTAGATGAAATTTGGTGTCTACACTATTTTTGTTATGCTTTAATAAAAAAAGAGAATTTAATTTTTGAATTTTTTCATTAAATATTGGTCTTATTTTATCTCTCGTCTCGCAATCAAATACTTGACTTTTTAGTTTTTTCCAAGATATAAAATCATTTTTTATTTCTCGAAGCATTGATGATACTAACTCCAACCTATAAAGAAAAAACGGAATTATATCTATATTTGATAAAGCATCATTATAAAAATCCCATTCTGAAAGATAGTATTCATAATTTTCTATTATTTCATCACTATCGCCAATTATGTGTTGTGCTTCAATAAAAGCATCTCCACGACTTTCTGCATATTTTGCAGCAGCTATTGTACCAACAGAATAAAAACCAATTCCATTTAATTTATTTACTATACTATTTTGAATTATATCAGCAATTTCAGAATTTGTCAATCGCAAGATTATTGAATGTAAATTATATTTTTTGCAAAACTCAAAAGCATAAGCACTTTCTTTCAAATTATTTTCATATAATGATATTATTGGAATAAATTTTGCATTGTTTCTGTAAAAAATCTTGCACAAAAATTCAGAATCTATTCCACCACTTAGTCCTATAAAAATATTTGAATATTTTTGTGTTAGAATATTACAAGTTATATCGCATTCTTCTTGAAAAGACAAATGCGTAAATTTATAAGGAAGAAAGTCAACTGAAAAATTGCTTTTTTTATTATCAATTCTTTCTTTTATATTTGTAATAAGCCAATTATTGTGTGTTACCATTGTGATATCTTACATAATATTTGTTTGTTGAAAAAACCTCATCAAAAAAATTAATAACGGTCTCTATAGATTTTTTTGGAAAAAAACTTGTTTGAACAATATCAATTACTTTTTTGTAATTGGACAATTTTTCATTTTCATATAAAGACATTGTATATTCAGAAAAATAATCAATAGATAAATATTTTTTTAACTGATTTTCTGATAAGTTTTTATTTTTTACTAGCTCAATTGTGGCGTCTGCATATTTTGGTCCTGTAAACAATCTTTTATTTTTGAATTTGTATATCACACTTGAGTACAAGTCTTCTATTTTTCGAGTTGAATATACTTTATTATTATAGGATGATATCTCTTCTTTTTTTAAGTTATTCAATATTAAATGTGCCTGCTTTACATGTATCTTTGCAAAATTTGGATGTATGTAAAACAACTCCATATTGTTTGGCAAATTTTTTTGCGAAATAACATGAGATAGATCAATAAAATCAACAACATTTATATCTGTCATATGAATATAATATCCAACACTATCATAATTTAGTTTTACTTTTTCCTTTCCATAAATATGTCCAACTTTTTTCATTTCAGTAATTTTTTGCCATTCTTTGTTGAATAATGTCAAATCTTTGTTTCTAAAAGTAAGTTTTGGTTGAATACCTAAACTACATGATTTAAGATAATTTTCAATTTTGTTTTTATCAATATTTTGAAAATATTTAAAGTTAATTCCATATACATCATTTATTATTGATAATTTTGTTTTTGATGAAAACGTATCTATATAAAATTTTGCCTGTGGTATTGCAGATTTTATTGGTTCGTGATAGTGATCTAAAAGAATATGATCTTGTAAAAACAATTCTAATTTATCGTTATTATAAGTATGAACTGCTACTTCATCAATGAAAATATTGTTCAACATAAAAGTCTCTAATATTTGATGACTATCATTCCCACCAGAATAATGTAAAATAAGATAATCGTATTTATTTCGCAGTTGAATAGCTCTCTGCAAATACAATTGTTGTAAAGATTCTTCTGGTTCCTTAGTAATATCAATTTTTGACAAAGCGTTTTCCCAATTAGGAAAATGCCAAGTTATGTGCTTGTCTTGAAACTTTTCTTTTGCATATAGGGCAAATAGTTTTGTTGAGAGTTTTTGATCACCAAGTTTGTAATAATAATAGTAAGGATGATTTTCAAGATTATTCATCTATATTTCTCATAATTTTGCCGTTGAATACAGCTGTGTATTTCTTCTGATCCTGCACTGTATCCATTTGTTGTATGTATTTTCAAGCAACACGGATAACTCAAATTGATACTTGGCTTCATAATATGTGCATTCGCTTTTTGACTTGCACAGTCTAAGTATCTCTCGGCGAAACATGTTCTTGCCTAGCTTCTGCACATCTTCGTTTAGTTCTTCTGATGAAGAGTAATAGTTCTTCCAATCAGATTCCACGCGAATCTTTTTCTTCTTCTTCTTGATTGTTTTATAACCAGCGCGGGTGAATAGCTTTTTGCCGATATAAAAGCGACCATCATTGAGATTCGTTATCTTGTAAACAAATCCAATGATGTCGCTTATTTGTTCTAAAGTAAAAACTTTATCTTGATATATCCAGGGGTTTTCATAATCCATAAAATTATTTATTCATGGATTCTAGAATGAGTTTATGTACTATTTATTCCTCTTCGTCACTCCAGGACTTGTCAACTTCATCTTCATCATCGTCAAAATCATAAAGATGACCGCAGAAAGGACAGTAGCAATCCTTACCTGATACGGCATCTTCATCATATTCTATCGTG